TGTACAAAATGGTGATGTTTCTATGAATGGAAGATTAGCAGTTGGAAATAGTGTTGTAATGAAATCCAAATTATTTGTAACTGGCGATGTAAGTATGGAGTCTAGATTGTTTGTAACAGGTGATGCAAATATCAAAGGGAATGTTAGTATTTTAGGTAAACAAACCCAAACAGGCGATGTATCTATGAATTCTAAATTAAGTATAGGCAGTGATGTATCTATGAATTCTAAATTAAATGTTATTGGAAATGTAACAATGAATTCTAAAATGTTTGTAACAGGTGATGTTAGTATGGGCGGTGAATTGATTGTATTAGGTGATGTTTCATTGAATGCCAATGTTTATATTGATAGAGAACAAATAGTTATGGGGGATGTATCGTTAAACTCTGAATTATTTGTTAAAAAATCAGCTACTTTTGATGGTAATTTAATATTGACCGGTGATGCTAGTATGAATTCCAAAATATCAGTCGCTAACGATGCTTCATTTTGGGGCAAATTTTATGTAAACGGTAAATCAAATTTAGTGGGTGATGTTGTTATGGGAACACGTTTAAACGTGGCAGGTAATATTACTACTTCTTCATGGTTACTTGTAAATGGCGACGCATCTTTAAATAACAATTTAACAGTTGGGGGAAATGGAAGAATAAATGGTAGTTTGACTGTATTGCGTGAATTTACCCATACTGGTAATGTTAATATTGGAGCAATGTTAACTGTTGGTGGTAATGTAGCAATGAACTCTGGATTAATTGTTGCTGCTGATGTAAGTATGGGAAATCGTTTATTTGTTATAAATGATGTTTCATTCAATAATAGATTGTATGTTAATGATAGATTAACTGTTCGTGGTTCATTAGTAGTTACTGGTAATACTACAACAAATAGTGATGTAACAATGAATAATAAATTAAATATTACAAATGATGTATCAATGAATTCCAAATTATTTGTTAATAATGATGTATCAATGAATTCCAAATTATTTGTTGGAAAAGATGCTACTATAAATGGAAACATTATAATTAATGCTACTACACCATCTGTTAGCACATCTACTGGTGCTCTTATAGTAAACGGAGGTATGGGTATTAGTGGAAATGTCAATCTAACAAATGCTTTCGGTCTAATTTTTAGTACAACATCTGATTATCGTATTAAAAATAATGTAACTAATTTGGGTGATAATTATAATGTTGATAATTTACGTCCAGTAAGTTATTACAATACATTAAGAAATAGTGAAGAAATGGGTTTCTTAGCTCATGAAGTACAATCTGTTTATCCATATTTAGTAAATGGTAATAAAGATGGTCAACAATATCAATCTCTTAACTATAGTGGTTTAATAGCATTATTAGTAAAAGAAATTCAATCTTTGAAAAAAGAAGTAGCAATATTAAAAAATAAATAAAAAAAGTAAATAAAATTGATTACTAATATCAAATATAATATAATTTTATAGAACTATATTATATGAATTTAGAAAACAAATCAAATAGTAAATCTAAGGAAAATAATAAAGCAGATATGAAACAAGAACTAATTGAATTGATGAATAAATTGAGCACAATTATGAATAAAAACGGAGAACCATTCAAAGCCCGTGCTTATCAAAAAGCGGAGGAAACGATTATGTCATATGATGGACCAATTACAGACATTAATGAATTAAAAGGAAAAGAAGGTATTGGTTCAACTATCATGGCTAAATTAAAGGAATATTCTGAAACAGGAACACTAAGATTATTAGAAAAAGAAAAAAACAATCCAATTAATGTATTAACAGAAGTTTATGGAATTGGTTTTAAAAAAGCAAAAGATTTGGTAGATAAAGGAATTACTACTATAGAAGAATTAAGAGAACGTCAAAATGATGTTCTCAATGATGTACAAAAAGTTGGTTTAAAATATTTTGAAGATATATTAGAAAGAATACCTCGTAGTGAAATAGACGATTATAATAAAATATTTGAAAAGAATTTTAAAAAAGTTGCTGATGATAAATCGCAATATGAAATAGTAGGTAGTTATCGTCGTGGAGCGAAAAACTCTGGTGATATTGATGTTATAATAACATCAAAAGATGATGAGGTTTTTAAGAAATTTATAGATTTATTAATAAAAGAAAATATTATTATTGAAGTTCTCTCTCGTGGTAAATCAAAATGCTTAGTAATTACAAAATTAGGGTTTGATAATACAGCAAGACGAGTTGATTTTCTATATACAAACCGAGAAGAATATCCATTTTCTGTACTGTATTTTACTGGTAGTAAAGCATTTAATACAGTAATGAGAGGTCATGCTTTAAAAATGGGGTATACATTAAATGAACATCGTATTCGTAAATTAAATGGTTCTCCAAATACTTCACAAATAGAAGGAATGAAAATAGAAACAGAAAAAGATATATTTGATTTATTACAAATGGAATATAAAGAACCGAATGAACGTATTGATGGTCGTTCTATTGTTCTTCTTGGTGATTTTAAAGAAAAATATTCAATTATAAAAGAAAAAAAAACAAAGAAAGTTAGAGAACCAAAACCTGTAAAAGAAAAGAAAGAAAAAACACGGAAATTAAAAATAAAAGAAGAACTACCGATAAAAACATTAAGTTCTCCAAAAGTGAATAAACAAAATGAAATTACTTTATCAAAATCGGTAGAAATGTCAAAAGAAAATGAAATTGTAAAACCTAAAAAAACAAGGAAGATTAGAGAACATAAGGAACCAAAAGAAAAAAAGGTAAAAGAACCAAAGGAAAAAAAAGTTAAAGAGCCAAAACCACTAAAAGAAAAGAAAGAAAAGAAAGAAAAGAAACAAAAAGAACCCAAAAAAGAAGGTACTAGAAAAAAGAAACCAAAAAAAGAACCAGAAAAAGAAATTAAAGAAAATTCAATGAATATAGATAATATGTCAAAAGAAAAATCAAAATCACCCAAAGATACATTAGGTCAAATAGAACAATTCAAAAAAATAGGGTTTTCTTATTTGGAAAAATTAAATGAAAATCAACTATCAGAAATAATAAAAGTTACCAATGATTATTACTATAATACTAAAACAGCTCTTTTAACTGATAATGAATATGATATTGTTAAAGAATACACTGAAAGAAAATTTCCAAAAAATATAGTTATTAAAGAAATAGGTGCTCCAGTAGGAAAAAATAAAGTAAAACTACCTTATGAAATGGCCTCTATGGATAAAATTAAACCTGATACAAATGAAGTATACAAATGGATAAAAACATATTCAGGACCCTATGTTATATCTTGTAAATTAGACGGTGTAAGTGGGTTGTATAGTACTGAAGGAGACCAACCTAAATTATATACTCGCGGTGATGGTAAAATCGGTCAAGATATAAGCCATTTATTATCAGTTTTTGATTTACCAAAGGAAAAAGATATTGTAGTTCGCGGTGAATTTATAATACCCAAAGAAGTTTTCAATACAAAATATAAATCGGAGTTTTCAAATCCAAGAAATTTGGTCTCTGGTATAATCAATTCAAAAAGTATAGACCAAAAAACAAAAGACCTTCATTTTGTAACATATGAGGTTATAAAACCATCGTTAAAACCAAGTGAACAAATGGATAAATTAAAAGACTTGAAACATGAAGTTGTAAAAAATAAAACAATATCCGAAATTTCAAATGATATTTTATCAGATATTCTAGTTGATTGGCGTAAAAATTATGATTATGAAATTGATGGAATAATTGTATCTGATGATAAAATATATCCTCGTAAATCAGGTAATCCAGAACACGCATTCGCATTTAAAATGGTTTTATCAGAACAAATGGCTGAAGCAAAGGTTATTGATGTTATTTGGACACCAAGTAAAAATGGTTATTTGAAACCACGTGTAAGAATTGAACCTGTTAATTTAAGTGGTGTAAATATTGAATATGCTACTGGATTTAATGGTAAGTTTATTGAAGATAATAAAATTGGTATTGGTGCGATTATACAAATTATAAGAAGTGGTGATGTAATACCTCATATAAAATCAGTTACAACGCCAGCAGAAAGTCCAAAAATGCCTTTAGTTCCTTATAAATGGACAGATACAAAAGTAGATATTGTTTTAGAAAATGTATCCGAAGATATTACTGTTAGAGAAAAGAATATTACCGCATTCTTTGTAGGATTAGAAGTAGATGGATTATCTAGTGGAAATGTAAAACGTTTAATGAATTCAGGTTTTGATACAGTACCAAAAATATTACATATGAGTAAATCTGATTATGAAAAAGTAGAAGGTTTTAAAGACAAAATGATTGAGAAAATATACAATGGTATAAAAGAAAAAGTAAATTTGGCTTCATTATTAGATATAATGGTTGCTTCTAATTTATTAGGGCGTGGTTTAGGAGAGCGTAAAATCAAACCAATATTAGAAGAATACCCAAATATATTAATCAGCGAAGAAAATGATGAAAAGAAAATAGATATGTTGAAAAGTATAAAAGGTATTGGTAAAGAAAATGCGGATAGTTTCGTAAAAAATATTCCTTCATTTATGGAATTTTTAAAAGAATGTAATTTGGAAGGTAAATTAAAAACGAATTCTCTGCGAAGTTCGGTTTTAATTGAGAACAATGGTGAAAATAAAGAATTCAAAGACAAAATAGAAGTAGACAATACTAATCCATTATATGGGAAAAAAATAGTTATGTCAAAAATAAGAGATAAAGAAATAATTGAATTCTTAAAAACAAAAGGTGCTGAATTAGATGATAATATACGTAAAGATACATTTGTATTGATTATAAAATCAAAAGAAGATATTTCAAATAAAACAAAATATGCGAGGGAACATAATATACCAATTATGTCACCAAGCGAATTTAAAGACCAATATATGTAAATTTTATAGTTTCATATTTACAATATTATTTATATAATGCGTTAGTCATATGTAAAAACCATTCTTCATCAAAATAATCCTTTGTAAAAAATTTCAAATCCTCATTTGAACGGAATTTATTATATTCTTCATGTGTTTGATATAAATGTACTCTATCAATCGGTTTTTTGATAAATTTTTTGAAATATAATTTAAAATATTTTTTTAATGCTGAAACAACTATATTATTGAATTCAGTATTATCATATATATGTCCATATAACATTGCTTTGCTTAAATATTTATCAAAATGAGATAAATGAATAGATTTACGTTCTGATAATTCTGGATAAAGTTTCTTTATTTCTAAAAAAGGCTCTATAAATTTATCAAAATATTCATTACGTTTATACATCTCTACAAAATTAGTGAAACATAAAGAAGTATTTGAATTAAATTTGGCCAAATCAATAGTCAATATAGGGCAATCATAATGATATGATGGATACCATATAGAATTAAACATTTGTTTATCATTTGATTTAAAATATGATAAACGCACTTTTCTAAATTGATGATTACTGAAGCAGAAATTTTGTAATGTAGCATTTTGTATAGGAGAAGTTTTTGTTTCATAGTATAATAAAGTAGGGTCTTCTGTAAAATTATATTTTTCAAAATAATGTAAATGTAGTTTTGATGTTTCGTGAAATAAATAATCATGAGTATTAAACTGAAATTTGCTATTTGTTAAAAATTGTAATGCATTAAATAAGCTTAATAATGTTAATGAAAATAACATTTGTTATCATTATTATATTTTTATTTTTATATTTATTTTTTATATTTATTTTATAGCATATACTGGTAGACTATCAATATCCATAAGTTCATTAAAAGAAAATGATTTTTTGTAATTTTCCAATTCACTATTTGATAATTCATATAATTTAAAGATTTGATGTTTTAATTGTTCTTCTGGTCTATGATTATGAACAGTTCTCGCAATCATTTTATATAATTTAAAATTAGGGTATCGCTCATCACCATTCTTTTTATACAATACATTTTTTCCATTATCATCCATACACCATTTTAAAATTATTTTTTGGAAAAAATCTAAATCACATTCTTTATCATCAATATCAATGATAAAATCATATATGGATGTTCCAAGACGACATAAATCAAAACTATAGTTAGGGTCAATGCGAGGTTTATTTTCATTCATATAAGGCTCACAATTATATTGTGTATGGCCGTCGCCGCCAGGAGAAAAACTATCACTACAATATTGCTTACCTTGATATCTATAAATACCTCTACCAAAATCAATTATTTTAAAAATTTTTCCAAAAGTAGGAACCTTGTATATTTTATCATTGACTTTATAATATAAGTATTCCTTATAGGTATTAACAAACATTACATTATTAGTATGAAGGTCATTATGTGTAAAATGAAAGACTTTTTGATAAGTAAGTAAAGTCATTATGATTTGCATCATAGCAGCAGCACCTTTTACATCATCTATACAATCTTTTTCAAATAATTCATCTAGCGTTCCATCACATTTTTCAAGACAAATCATTTGAATTGGAAAATTGTTCAAATAAGAAAATATTTGTGTTTCTTCACTATTTTCACTGGAAGTACCAGTTTCATCAGTTTCACTATTTTCACTTGAACTATCAGTTTCATCTGTTTCACTATTTTCATCTGTATCACTATCGTTTTCTGAACCACTATTGCTTTCACATTCATCATCTTCATCTTCTGTGCTATAATTAGCTTCGCTATTATTGGATGAGTTACTACTACTTGTGGAAGAGCATGAAGATGATTTTGCTTCATTATTCATCTTTTCATAAACAGTTTCAAAATCATTTTTACCAGTATTTTTGGTATCATTTTCTAAATTGGATGGTTCTTGTTCAAAATCGTATAACGAATCGCAAGAAATATTTAAATTATTTGATGTATTTGATATATTCAATTTATTTTTATTACCACGAGAACCAAAATTATTATAATTTGTCTGAATATTCATTGGAGTAGAAAAGTAATTACCAAGATTATTATTAAAAAATGTAGAATTTTTTAAATAATCCAAATCATCTGCTATATTCATTTTAAATTTTTCTTGTACACCTAAGAAAGAACCAAAATAATCTAATCCATGAACAAAATTATGGTTGTTTAATAATATGCTTGTTAGAAAACTAAAAAAACTGTCAACATAAGCACTATTATTTTTATCTAATAATTTAGGTAAACATTCATCCTTTGTTGTTTTCAATGTAGGCATAGTTCGTATTTTATCATCATTTATATCATATTTTCCAATCATATATCTAATAGGGTCAAGCAACGGGCCGAATTTAATAAAAACAGGTCTTTCAAATACTTCCTTGGTATTTATATGATATACATTACTTAAATCACGAATATGATATTTATTATTCAATGATATTTGATTGAAATTTTTATCATTTAATTCAAAAAAATCGTTATATATTGGGTTGTAATTTTGTAAGTTTGTTATTTTGAATGGGTTATAATCAGTATCTAAATCTTTAAAACCATTTTTATAATTTTCTTCTAAATATTTTAAATTCAAGGGATTTAATTTATGATAATTGATTGTAAATTTAGCATTTTCTAAATTAGACATTTAATAATGTTTATATGTTTTTTGAATATTTAAAATATGATTTTTAAACTTATTCTTTACAACGTTATGAGTTTAATATGATGAAAATAAAAAATAAATATATAATAATTACCAATGACTTTAGAATTAAAGAAATTTGATATGCGATCTATTACCTTTAAACCGGATGAAAATAAAGGACCAGTTATTGTTATGATAGGACGTCGTGATACAGGTAAATCTTATTTAGTTCGTGACTTATTATTTTATCATCAAGACATTCCTATTGGGACTGTTATTTCAGGAACAGAAGCAGGTAATGGATTTTATGCGGCACATGTACCAAAATTATTTATTCACGATGAATATAATACTGTTCTCATTGAAAATATTTTAAGAAGACAAAAAGCAGTATTAAAACAAGTAAATAAAGAAATAGAATCATACCGTAGGTCAACAATAGATCCACGCGCATTTGTAATTTTAGATGATTGTTTATATGACCAATCTTGGACACGTGATAAAATGATGAGACTGCTTTTTATGAATGGTAGACATTGGAAAATTATGTTAATTATTACTATGCAATATCCTCTGGGTATTCCACCAAATCTTCGTACAAATATAGATTACGTTTTTATATTAAGAGAACCTTATATGACTAATCGTAAACGTATTTGGGAAAATTATGCTAGTATGTTTCCTACTTTGGAATCATTTAGTGCGGTTATGGACCAAACTACTGAAAATTATGAATGTTTAGTCATCAATAATAACGCAAAATCAAATAAATTAAACGACCAAATTTTTTGGTATAAAGCAGAAGGACACCCTGACTTCAAATTGGGTTCAAAAGAATTTTGGGAAATATCTAAAGGTATGGGTTCTGATGATGAAGATGAAGCATATGATCCAAGTAAAGGTAAAAAGAAAACTGGACAAAATATTAATGTAAAAAAAACGAAATGGTAACACTAATACTTATACAATAAAAAATTGTGAAATCCACAATTTTTTATTTATTTTGTTTCTATTTAATTATAAATTACAAAATATAAAACCTAAAACCTAAAATCTATCTAATATATGACATTATAGTTGTTCCTACATCTTTATTCATTTGTTTGCTCAATTTGTATGAAACGCGAGAAATAGTTTCATTGTATTTATATATATATGTTACCATATCTAAAATTGGTTTTTCAATAATTTTCTTGGCTGTTCTACTATTTGTTTCAGTATGTATTAATTCGTATCCTTTGTTTGTAAGTGTTTTAAATACTCGTTTTAATGTATGTTGATCGAAAAATTTATGAAATAAACGAATATTTGTTAATATTAAAATATATATATTTCTAATTAATTTTGATTTTTTTATTAATGTTACATTTCTATCATCTTTGAAATATTCAAACATCTCCTTTAATACATTATTAATTTTATTAAAATAAAGCTTTTCATTATCTCTAATACGTTCACTGTGTCTTGTAGTCATTTTAATTAGTTATTTGTTTGGTTAATTAAATTGAATAATATAAAGAAAAAGTAATTCAATTTTTTACTGTCTTCTAATATCGTAATGGATTATAATTATATAAAAATTCCAAACAAAAATGAGATAGACCATGAATACCAATCGCAATAGAAAATAATAAATATAGTATAAGAGGTTTATAATATTCATCAGTTTTACGGTTTCCATATTGAAACAACAGAATAAAGGCAAATAATAGAAATAACCCATTTAGAACGTGAGCATATAAAGAAGGTTTTAATAACATATTATAATGATATTACATTATAATATATTATAAGATATTATAACCATTTTACACAAATACATAGAAAACAACTTTCTGTAATATATAATTTTTGAGTTTCTAAACAAAGTTCACAAATAATATGGTCGCATTTTAATTGTATTGTATTTGGTTTTACTTCATGACATAATTGACAATATCTCATTGAACTATTATCTTCCATTTATAAAATAAATATATAAATATTATAATTTCTAAACAAATTGACTGCGTATATAATAACAAATACAATTGTAATTACAATGTTAAATATTACAAATACGAATTAGAATTAGAATAAATTTTCTGGAAATATATTATCTTCTATATTATAAGAACCTATTACTCTTTCCATAGGAGCAAAACTATTATCATAATCATCATCACTTGTATAATATATTTCACTATTTACATCGTCATCGTCTTCAGTATCATCGTTTTCTTCAATTATCGTCAAATGATTGCTCATAAAATTATTATCATAAATGTTATTATATGGAATATATTTATCTTCTATTTTATCAATATAAAATTTCCGTTTTCCATCTCTTTTTATAGTACCTGTGATAATCTTTCTCCCAAATCTCGGGTTGAATTTCACAAATTCTTTTATTTTATTGTTTAATAGAATATCATATGATATTTTTTTATTACTTTCTGTAGAATATAAACTATGTAAATATAGTTTTAAATAAGGCTTCATTATTTTTATTAATTTTGTTGTTGGAAAATCTTTATGAATTTTTATATTATCACTATAATAATTAGACCTTATCATTTGTAATATTTTAGACCTCAACGTTTGTTCACTTGAATTGTTTATATAATCTTTTATAGCATAATCTCTAATAGTATCTTCATTCTCTAATTTAAATTTACTTAAACTAAAATTTGCCATAAAATAATTATGGAATAAAATGGGTATAATAATATTGGTTGATTTCATAAAAAAATAGATATTATATAGGTCTGCTTTATTAAAGGGCATATTGTTATATGGATTTTTACAAATCAATGGTTTTGAAAAAAAATAATCTGTATGTCCTAATGCTGAATTAACAATATTAACCAAGTCACTAATTGTAAATAAATATTTTTTATTATTTTGAAATAATACAAATACATTTTTATCGTCAATATGAATCGGATTTAAAAAAATATCAGTGCTTATTTGTATAAGCGCTTTTCTGAACCTATAATTTCGTATTGTTCTCGCAATAATATAATATTTTCGTTGTACTTTCATAAAATTATCCAAAAACAATTCTTTCGTTTCGGTGTTAAAAAAATCATTAAATATAACAAGTTTCAAGTAATTAAATTTACTATAAGGTGTTAATGAAATTGATTCAGTGGTTGTGATAAAAGTATAGAAAATATTTTTTACAAAACAATTTTCAGATGTTTTAGTGTTCTCATATTTGTTTATATAATGATAAAAATTACACATCGAGACTATATCATTTTTATTAATTACGAATAATAATTTTGATACATTAATAACAAATTGTATTAAATAATTGAATAAATGCATTAAATATATAAACATTAATAATTTTATATATTTTATATTTTATTATTATATTTTATTATTACTATTTCACATTTTAAGCATCAAGTTCTAATTCTTTTTTTTCAAGAACATTTTTAAGCAATAATTCATTGTGAAGTTTTACACTTTCTGGGTCTGCTACTTCGCGTTCTTCAAAATCTATCTTTTCTTTTACACCAATCAAATTACCTTCATCATCTAATGTTTGTGTTAATACATTACCTGATTTTTCAGCTAATTTAATATTTTCTTCAATTGCCTTTTTCTTTGTTTCTTTAATTCGGCGTTCAAATTCTTGTTTTGCCTTTTCTTCATTCTTTACTTTTTCTTGGTGTAATTGATTTAATTCATCTTCCATAAATTCTACACGACCAGTTTTATAAGCATCAGGATCCCAAGGAATCCACATACCAACAGGTCCTACATAAATATCATGGTTAGGGTCATATTCGCGAAGTTTTTTGCATTTTATTTCAGCCTCTTCTTGTGTTGGAAAAACGCCGCGAATTTTTAATCCGCGAACAGAAGTTTGAAACGAATTTTCGCGGTTAAATTTCTCATTTAACTTATCTTCTTGTTTATCTAAAAAATTCTTATAATCATCTTCTACAGAACTTTCTTTTAATTTATCACCTTCTTCGTTAGAGAAATCATTAAGGTCAGTTAATACATCTTCAATACTAAGATTATATTTATAAGAAATAAAATGTAAAAAATCATTAAACTTTGTCAAAGATTTAGTAAAATCCCATTGTTTTACAAATTCATCAAATAAAAATACTTCACGTTTCTTTAGTATTTTTTCTGGAGAAATAAATGACATACACGCGAATTTTTGGCCAGCAATTGGTTGGTCTTCATCGCATAAATCAATATATTTAGGATTTGGTTGCCCATTTTCAAGTATTTTTCTTTCAAACCCAGACATTTCTATATTATAATTTAATAAATATTATTTAAGTGATTTAGTTATAATTATATATTTTATTATTTAGGATGTTTTTTTTTATTATTCTATTATATATCATTTAAAATGAACGGTATGATTGATTTCCCTGAACTTGTTAAGAGAATTATTAAATATTTAGTTCTCGGTCTTTGTATTGCTGTAGTAGCTATTGTTATCCCAAAGAAATCACTTAATGTTGAAGAAATTATTATTCTTGCCCTTGCTGCTGCTGCTACTTTCAGTATCCTTGATACTTTCCTACCATCTATTGGTGAAAGTGCCAAAATGGGTATTGGTCTATCAGTAGGTTCTGCTCTTGGTGGTGGCATTAGAACTTTAGCAATGTAAGTTGCTTGAAATCAATGTTTCCCGTACACCCCCTTCCTTTTACAATGAACTTTTTGTCATAAATATATTATTTTTTCTTATATAATATATTTTCAGTATAATCAAACATTTTCCCCATAAAAAGGAGGGGGCGTATTGGGAAACCTTGGTTTCCAACATACTACACACTTGGGAAAAATACCCAATCCAAATCTTTACAAACTTTTTTCCATATCATATCTTGCTCTAATTGTTTTTCGCGGTCTTTCATCATCGGTATGTAAGGTAAATATTGGGTTTGGTCTAAGAGAACACACAATTGATGTAATGTATAAGTATAATTGAAAAAATTGGTGCGATTGGCTGGACAATGTGTAGCCCATGGTTTTTGTATCTCAATAAATAATACACATAATGTTTCATGTAATTCTTCATTCATTATTGGTGGTTTTATTCCAAAAATAGAATTTATATATTGTATATGTTCAAAATATTTATTATATCCTAATTTTCGTAGGATTTCGCGCATTTTATCATAATTAATAAGCGACATATCTTTTATACGTTCTTTTTTAATTCTGGCTCTAATTGCTTCAATGACTTCATCTGGTATCTGTGTAGTTTCTTTTGCTTGGAATTGTGATAAAATCTCTTTGAAATGGTTAAGTCGTATATACGCTGTATAAGATACTTCATTTGGAGGTTCTTTATTGGTCGGTTTTGAA